CTAACGGTGGGAACAGAAGCAGGAAAAGAAATATTAGAAACCTGCCATGAAATTGCACACATGTTGGTCAAAAAGAATATTGCTTATGGCAATTCAGCCCTTGACCCTGTTCGTATATTTTCAAAGGCGGGACCAAGAGAACAACTCCATGTCCGTATTGATGATAAATTAAATAGACTCATGAAGGGTACAGATTATCCAGGGGATAATGATATTGACGATTTAATTGGATATCTAGTCTTATTAAAGATTGCCAAGCAAAAATCTAGTTGATTTTTTAGTCGACTAGGATTATAATGTATATATATGGACATTGAATTAGCTGATCATTTTGATCGAATGAATAAGGTAGTAGAGGAATTACTCAAGGGTAATACTCCTACCCAGATTGCCACTGTAACGGGTTTTAAACGTGCAGAAGTGTTAGAGTATATAGAAGAGTGGAAACAGGTCGTCAGAAGCGATTCTGGGGCTCGTGAGAGGGCTAAGGAGGCCATCTCTGGAGCAGACCAACACTATGATTCTAAAAGAAGTAACAGCCACATGTCCTAAGTGTAAGTTAGAGGTAGCAAAGCGTCTATCTCAAATAACTGGAATTGTTGAGCCAGTTGTAATCGATACAGAGGAATCTAGTGGATCTTAATTTCAATGATCTTATTGATATACTCGACGGAGAAGAATTTGAAGAAAGACCAGTCGACCTACGCACATTTGTAACAAGTCCAGACTATCTTGGCCTACCACCACTTTCTGAATATCAATATACATTAATTGAAAAAGGTTCTCAGATATATAAAGAATCTACACTAATAAAACTATTTGGTGAAGAAGAAGGAACTCGTAGATACAAACAAACCTGTACTGAAATTATTGCACAATTGGGTAAAGGTTCTGGCAAAGATTACACATCAACAATATCTGTATCATATATGGTATATCTTCTATTATGTTTGAAAGATCCTGCTACGTATTATGGCAAGCCGCCTGGAGATACAATTGATATTATTAATATTGCTGTTAACGCACAACAGGCAAACAATGTTTTCTTTAAAGGATTTAAGACTCGTATTGAGAGAAGCCCATGGTTTATTGGAAAGTACGATCCAAAGGCGTCTGAAATTAGATTTAATAAAAATGTAAATGTATACTCTGGACACTCAGAGCGTGAAGCATTCGAAGGTTATAACGTTATTGCCGTAATCCTAGACGAAATCTCAGGCTTTGCCACAGAAAATACAACAGGGCACGACCAAGCTAAAACTGCTGATGCTATTTATGATATGTATCGTGGATCTGTTATATCCCGTTTTCCAGATTACGGAAAGATTATTTTGCTATCGTTTCCACGCTTTAAAAATGATCCTATTCAAAAGTTTTATGACTCTGTAGTTGCAGAAAAAGAAACTATTGTAAAGAGCAAAATTCTAAAAATGGATGAGGATCTGCCAGATGGAACACAGGGAAATGAAATTCTTGTTGAGTGGGAAGAAGACCATATCGTATCTTATAACATTCCAAAGGTATTTGCTCTTAAGAGGCCAACATGGGATGTAAATCCGACAAAGAAAATTGAAGATTTTAAAATTGAGTTTTATAAAAATATGCCAGATGCACTTAGTCGTTTTGCATGTATGCCACCAGAAGCAATAGATGCCTTCTTTAAATCTCGTGAAAAGATAGAAAAGTCATTTAGCAATATGGCCCTAGCTGTAGATTCTTTTGGAAGGCTTGAGCCATGGTTTGCACCAGATCCAGACAAAGAGTATTTCTTGCACGTAGACTTAGCACAAAAACATGACCATTGTGCTGTTGCCATGGCACACGTACAGAAGTGGGTCAATATAAAGGTAACTGATACTTATTCTCAACCAGCTCCAATAGTAGAGGTTGATGCAGTTAGATATTGGACGCCAACTGCAGAAAAGTCAGTTGATTTTACAGAAGTAAAAGATTACATATTGTCTTTACGTACTGCTGGTTTTAAAATTAGAGTTTGTACATTTGATAGATGGAACTCTCATGATATGATGCAGCAGCTAAAAGCATATGGAATTAATACGGAAACATTGTCTGTTGCTAAAAAACATTATGATGACATGGCAATGGTGGTGCTTGAAGAAAGATTATCTGGACCACATATTCCGCTTTTAATAGATGAATTACTTCAACTAAAAATAATGAGAGATAGAGTTGACCATCCACGAAAAGGATCTAAAGACTTGGCTGATGCGGTTTGCGGTTCTATTTATAATGCTATAAGTAGAACTAGACCAGAAAATAACCAAGAAATAGATATACATACATATGATCCTATGAGGTGGGACAGAGAAGAAGAAAAAGATACTACAAGGTTAAATGTTATCAGAGCTCCAAGAATGCCAAGGGAGTTGTCTGAGGTTATAGAGGGAATGGAAATAGTATGAGCATATATCAAGATAAAGCTAAAGAGTGTAAATGTTGTGGTAAACATGTACCACTTCCTACGGTATTAAAAGAATATGATGGCAAAATGCTATGCCCTACTACATTCTCTAATGTAATAGAATATAAAAGAATATGGAGAGCATCAGGATCACGCCCACCAGGAAATATTAGAAAACATTTTTCTGAATATGTACAACAACTCGTAGAGTCTACCATTGACAAAAACGAAGATGGTACATTACAATAGTATCCTATGACACTAAAAGAAAGTATTCTTAAATTACGAGCCGAAGGTAAGTCTTACAGACAAATTCAGGCTGATTTAAATTGCTCAAAAGGAACTATAGCCTATTACCTTGGAGATGGTCAGCATCAAAAAACTTTAAAAAGAAGTAATCTTGGAAAAGCACGTAGGCGAAGAGAAGTGTGGAAGATCAAAGAAGATTCTGGCTGTATAGATTGCGGAGAAAAGTATCCACACTACATGCTGCAGTTTGACCATAAACCAGAATTTGAAAAGTCTGGCAGCGTAAGTGAAATATATTCACGTATCAGCAGAGAAAAAGGGCTTGAAGAAATGGCTAAGTGCGATATAGTATGTGCTAATTGCCATTGTATTAGGACCTATAATAGGAATCAAAATAGAATTGGTATAATATAGTTATGGACGACCAAGAGAGTAGCGAAAGACTAGAGCGATATATCGAGATTGGTGCTGTAGAAATTGCTGGAGTTGATGAAAGCGGAGAGTTCATATTTGCTATAAATGAATCTGCCAAAGATTCTGCACCAGAATTATGGGAAGCACATATGCATTATGTAGACAAAGCTCTTTTAGAGTTGTATATGGATGGTCATATGCAGGTTGAATATGATGAGAATTTAGAAGCAACAATAAATCTTAGTCCAGAAGGATATAAGATTGCAAAAGAGATGGGCATTCTTCCAATGGAGATGCCAGAAATGCCAAATGATTAGGAGAAAAAATGCCATACGATATTAGACAAGGTGCAGCAGGATGCAAAGGCTGGGCTGTTGTAAATGACAAGGGTGAATTAAAGGGTTGCCACCCATCAAAGGGTAGAGCACAGGCACACCAAAGAGCTCTTTATGCGGCCACTGCAGATGAACAAAAAATGCAGGATAAGAAAAAGAAGATTTACTAGTAAATAAATATTTGCTATAATATATGTGGGTCGCCATTAGGGGCCCACATATTAATTTATTCGCTTAAAGGAGGAATAAAATGGTAACAACATACACATGGGACCTTTTCAAGGATCCCTTTTTTATTGGCTTCAACGGAATGGTTGATCGCCTAAATTCAGTACATACAACAGCATCACATCAGTCATATCCACCTTACAATATTGTAAAGGTAGAAGATGACATCTTCCGTGTTGATCTTGCTTTGGCAGGATTCGACAAGAAGGATGTAGATGTAACAGTAGATAATGGAACCCTTGTAATTAAGGGAGAAGTTGCTACAGAAGAAACTGGTCCGCCATTCGTGGACACGGGCTAATAGTTACGCCTTGGGATACACCTGAGCATGTGTTTAAACTGCTCATTAAATTTTAAGGAGAGATGTGCCAAACTACGATTATAAGTGTGTGATATGTGAACATACTAAAGAAGTTAACAAGCCAATCAGCGAATCAACAATGACTGAACTTTGTGACAAATGCGGCGCTGCAATGGTTAAGCAGTTCGGCACATTTGGTATTCAATTTAAAGGTACTGGTTTTTACAAAACAGATAACGCTAAGTAACTCAATGATATAATTAACTTGTTATAAGATTTGTAACAAGGAGTTATTAGTTGACTAGGACTAAATTATGGAGATTGTCATTAGCCGCCATTTTAGGCTTTGGTTGGCTGTTTCTTACACCCGCTTATAGTGATGATCCGTTAAGCTTAGCCGCTCAAGAAATACAAGAACTCAATGAAAAGGTTGTCAATTTAACAGAAGAGGCTGAAACTCAAGCCCTTATAGATATAGCAGAAAATAAATATGATGATGCGGTAGCCGCAAAACAGGCTAGAGATAATGCATATGCTGCATATGATGCGGCGGTAGCAGCAGAAGCAACAGCATTAGAAGAAAAAAATTTAACTCAATCAGCAGTAGATGGACAAACGGTAACAGTTGCTACGGCTTTAGAAGATAAAAACGATGCTCAAGATGCTTTAGATATAGCAAATATAAATCTTCAAACCACACAATCTGTTGTTCAATCTGCTGGCAATTCAGGATTACAGTACACCATTTACCATCTTGCAAGAGGATGGAACGGCGTAGCAATACCAGATTCAGTAATATGTACTGGAGTGTGGAATTCAAGCACAATGCAGCCACCAGTATGTGGTTATTATGAAGACTTTATAGTTAAATTTACTGGAAAGATTACGGTTCCTTCTTATTGGACTACCACTTACTTTGCTGGATATACAGATGATGGCTTTAGAATGTATGTAAACGGACAACTTGCAATTGATGAGTGGGTAGAAAAAGGATCATCATGGAGTGAATATTCTCCAGTTTATAACGTAAGCCAAGATAAAACATTAGACGTAGAAATATGGTGGTACAACGGAGGAGGTCCAGGTTACTACCATCTTGGATGGGCAATTCCTGGTGGCTGGACAGGAGCAGGATGTGATTATACTGGAGGCTGGGGTGTAGGATTTAGTTGTAATCTAAATACATTTTCTTATGGTGTAGGTGCAACACAAGCACAAATTGATGCATACAATGCAGCAGTAACTGCACAGGCGTCGGCACAAACAAATTACAATACCAAAGTTGCTACATACAATACAGCAAATTCTACATTAACTACATATAATCAAACATTAACAACTAAGACTACTGCATATAATACAGCAGTAACAAATACAGAAAATGCCTTAACTGCTAAAAATA